ATGAATTGCGTCATGATGCAAAACGCAACTTCAACACTGCGATTTCCGCCATCCGTAAATTGAAACTTGACGTTGACAAGACGCAATTATCCACACAGGAAAACTTCGGAAATGACTCCGATTGTCTTCTTGCCTTCATTAAGCTGTTAATAGATCGCTGCGGCGATGATGACAGGAAAATGTTCGAGTTTTATAATTATATCAAACGATACCCGTCGCAACTCGGATTGGAACTATCGGATGAAAAGTGTGTGTTTGCACATGTTTTCGAGAATAAATAACCATCATAACAATAAAATATGAATATAGATACAGAGTTTAATGTAGGTGATAGTGTATGCTATCTAAGTGGAGACAATATCTGTCATTCCACTGTAAGTAAAATAACTATTGAAATATCTCATATGGATAGGAGTTTCTCTATGGTTTATAAGCTATCTGATGGTTTTAGCGTGCCAAGAAACAATTATCCCCAATGGGATAAAAGGCTTTTTAAGGACAAAGAGAGTCTAATAAAATATTTATCAGAATCATAACAGAATAGACATGAAAATAAGAAACAATGATTTGTCTTATAAAAGTATTGACATTGATATAGCAGACGGAGTTTCAATCCACCTATATAAATGCGAGTATGACGAACTTATTAAGCTCCTTTTGCCTGATATGGAACAAGAGATAAAAAATGCCTATTCTCTCCATCAGAGGGCTATGGAACAACGTCAGCAATGCTGGGAGATGGTAAAGGAAATTCGAGAATTATTCTATGAGTGTTCCGATGAAGAGTTCTGCATTCGGAAAAGTCTGGATGAAATAGAGGAAAGTAAATTAGTTGAAGTATTGGAAAAATACCACAAACTATTAGGATTTGTTTAATTCAACACAATAAAGATATGAGCAATAATAGCAGTTATGATAAAATGGAGTCTCTGTATCAAAAGTATGGAGGAATGGAGATTGAAACTACAAAATATAAGGGTGTTGTATGTGGGTTTACTTACAAAGTCAATGACGATTATTTAGAAGGATATATCATTGCTGTAATAGAAGAAAGAAATAATTGGCGAGGGATTCACTATTTGCAGCGTGGGGACGTTTATGTGACACATAAACAAAATCCTAAAGGCTACGATTATGTACTCCCCGATGAATTGGAATTAATATTGAATCAACGATAACCCTCAAAACAAATTTAGATATGAATTAAATTAATGTAAGATTTACCAGACATGAAAGAATCACATGCAGGCATTGGGATATGCCATTGTTATCAATGCCGAATGGATAAGAAGCATTGCAGTTCTAAAAAAAGAAAATTTGAGAAACGGGCTATAAATAAGTTCCGTCGGAAACAATTGAAATTAGATGAAATAATAAAATGCAATCGTTTTGGGAAATATTGGGCTTGATCCCAATGCTTTCCGATTTTAAAAAAGAAAGGATCTAATTATGAAACAGACATTAGAAGAAGCCGAGAAAGAATATTACGAAAAGAATTATCAGGGTTTAGATTTAAATAGGATGATGGTGGAAAATGCGTTTGAAGCCGGAGCAGAATGGCAGGCAAAACAATCACCGTGGATAAACGTTAAGGAACGGTTGCCTGAATATCCGTGTTGGGTGCTTGTGACAGGTAAGGAGTATAAATATCGAATTTTGTTTTACTGTGGAGGTAAGTTTTATACAGATAAAAGTTTAACATCATATGATGGGAGCGTTCTTTTCTGGATACCCATTCCTTCTTTAGACAAAGATCTTTAATCATGAGTAAAACACCTAAAATAAATAGAGTTTGGAATAAACAGGAGAAGCGGATAGTCCGGCTTCTCTATCGCAAAAAATTTGATATAGATTTATCAAACTTGTATTGGGCCTCCTATAAAAAGACAGGAAAGAAGTACAGACGTAAAGGTTATACGTTTAGCTCTCTGGGTTATCGTGACGAAGTTTATTTTTGTACTAAGGACTATTGGGGAGAATATGACGAATATTCTTTAGTTGACTCCTTTATAGAAAGGAAGACATGGGAAAATATTCCTGATGACGTACTAAAGAACTGTGATGATATGTGGAAAGCATATTCGCTATCAAATTTCCAATATAAAAGTAGAAAGTGGCTGATTAAATACTTGTCAGCCCTTCCCACCGTTAGATGCGATTCGAAGATAAATAAAATATTAAAAATTACCACCGCTTAAAATATGGAAAATAGAAGAAAATTAGCAATAGCTAGTAGGTGCCGTTGTTTTTTACATTATCACGGTTTTATAACGGATAGTGAAGATCAAAAAAATCGCCAGAGGCTAATGAAATGGCAGGATAAAAATAAAGTTTCTCTTTCACTAACTCAAGCAGATTCTGTTGAGTTTACCTATGATGATAACGCACAAGAAGAATCTAATGATGAAGGATAATTAATCATGGATATAAAGAAAGGAGACTGATTTATGAGGTTTGTATTACTTATACTTATGATAACCATGCTATTATCTTGTAAAGATGATATGGCTGGTCCTTTAAAAGGAGGAACTATTATTACTGTTAAGGGAGATACTATTGAGTTTTATGGAGGAACGTTGACTTATATAGGATTTGGTACTAGAAGTATTAGAGATATTGCGGTCAATGACTTAAAAGAGAAAGGAGATTAAATATGAATACAAAACGGACATTGTGCGAAATAGAAATAGCATTATCTAAACATGACAGCTTTAATTTTATCCGGAATATAATAGCTTTCAATGTAAACGGATTATCTGCGTCATTAAATATCTTCCATGAATGCGATATGCTTGTTTTATCAAAAGCAGGATATCTAACAGAAATTGAGATCAAGCGTAGTTGGTCTGATTTCTTAGCTGATTTCAAGAAAACACATTCACATGAGGGAAACGGTATTATCAAGTATTTCTATTATTGTATTCCATCCTGTTTACTTCAACAAGCTTATGATAAATTGGATGAATTAAAAGCTTCCTATACAGGGATAATAACATACGATGAAGACATGAATATAACACTTCATGGGCATAGATGTGTCACTCATGATGGAAATTATTCATATCATTTTGTTGAGCAACACCCATATCGTAAGTTGTTTCTTGAAGAACAGCTTCAAGTGGCTCGTTTCGGTGCAATGCGAGCAATAAAATTAAAGGAAAAGTTAATTAATAGCCATTTGGCGTAAAAAAATCAGAAAGGAACATTATGGAATTAAAAGAATTAACAGCGAAGATATGCGATCTGTTCGGATGCGTCAGTCTTGAGACACTCCCGGATAAGATTGCATTAGCTCTGGTTTCTCAAAATCCAATTCTTTATTTTGAGAGATACAAAGAATTGTGTCCCGATTTGACTGTAGACTGGTTGCAAAAAATATATCAGTTCTATCATGCGGACCGTGAGAATAAAAAACAGGATTACACGCCAATCTCTCTCTCAAAACTCGTTTCTTATCTTAGCTGTATGCCTGGTGAGAAAGTAGTGTATGATTGTTGTTGCGGTTCTGGCGCTCTGACTATTCAAAAATGGTGTGTTAATCCAAATCTTAAATTTGTATGCGAGGAACTAGATAGTAGTGTACTTCCGATTTTATTGTTTAATCTCTGTATTCGCAATATCGAAGCGACAGTAGTTAATAAGGATATTCTCTCTGGGGATATTTTTGCTTCATACAAAGTAGTTAAAGGAGCGGTTTATGGGACCGTACAGCGTTCGATGTTTCCAGAAACAGAATTGCTAAAAGCTGATGTAGGTATATCTAATCCTCCTTTTAATTTAAGAGTTCCGGTATCTGGAATAATAACCAATGATTTACCTTCCAAATATACCTGTAATTTTGCCTTTGTGGCTCATTCCCTACAAAGAAGTGAAAGATGTGCATTGATTCTTCCCAGAGGTGTCCTGACAAGCAATGAAGAGAAAGAGTGCAGGAAATACTTTGTTGAAAAGGGATGGCTGCAAGCGGCTATTTCTTTACCGGAAAAAATGTTTGAGTGTACCCCTGTAGCGACTTGCATACTTTTATTTGATAAGAGGAAAACAAGTAAAGACGTAATGCTTATTAATGCAGAGGAAATGAAATCTGTTGAGGTGAGAGAGCAACGTGGAGAAGGTGACGCTTCGCATTATAACCGAATCTATAAGAAAAAATTTAATACTTTTTCAGATGAACAGATTGCTGCTATATGCGAACTTACAATAAAGGAACAAGATTCATTCTCTAAAAGGCTTTCAATCGAGGAATTAGAGCAAAAAGGATACAATCTTACTATTGATCCATATCTGCCGATAGAATTAGAAGGGACTATTCATCGAGACTTCAACGCTATAATATCTGATATTAATCGTATTATCCGTGAACGTAATGTCATTAAGGTTACTGTTAATAAAGTATGGGCGGAAAAATTGGGACTTACAGAAGTTATAAGGGATTGCGAAGCATCTAACGAAGTGGTTAAGTCTATGAATGCAGGCTTTGCATCTTTTAAAAATTATGAAGTAAAGGAAAAGATTATTGAGAATAAATACATCCAGTCTTCAAACAGTAAGGTCTTTGTAATTGAGAATACAGATAAGGAGATATTGTCAAGTATTATGCCTTTCTTTATAAATATGTATAAGCAGCATATTTATTACCTAAATAATGAAGAAAATAGGCTTCTTGCCGAACTTAGAGATTCAATGCTACCATTACTTATGAATGGAGAATTAACTTTTAAAGATTAGCGTAAAACAGTTTAAATATGAAACAAGAAAGAAAAATAATTGAACTTGAGTTAGTGAATGATATTCCTACTCTGATAATGGGCTTACAGAAATAGATACATAGTTTCCCATCCGGATGATGATTGGGAAGAACTTGTATCTTTTGGATATGCAATAAAAAGAGAGTTTGAGATAGAAAAACAAGTAGCCTATTACGTATCCGAACTTGGAATGAAATACTTAGGTTGCTGTTTGGATGCATTATCAAGGAAACAGATTAACTAATAACTGATAAAATAATGAATTTAAACGAACTTCGTGACAAAGCCTATAGAATAGCTTATGACCATGGCTTTCATGATAAGGAATTAAGTAATGAACATTGCTTAATGTTAGTGATCACAGAGCTTTCCGAAGCTGTAGAAGCTGATAGGAAAGATAAATATGCCGATATAGGGCTGTTCAAAGAATGGCAAAGCAACCCTCTTCCAATATCAGAAGAATTACGAATAAGTCGATTTAAGCAAGACTTTGAGGTATTTATCAAAGACACAGTAGAAGAAGAACTTGCCGATGCTGCTATACGACTGTTAGATCTATGCGGGCTACGTAACATTGAGTTAGAAAACGATTGTCTGGATGATGAAGTGCTTGAAGAATATTCGCGTATATTCATTAACAAAACATTCACAGAATCTATTTTCAATATTACTAAAAATCTTATTGATAGAGATATATCCTACTCTCTAATTAAGATTTTCGGACTTGCTAAGCATCTTGATATTGATTTGCTCTGGCATATTGAACAGAAACAAAGATATAATGAATTAAGAGTGTATAAACATGGGAAAAGATATTAATCATGAACAGAGAAATAAGATTTAGAGGAAAAAGAGTTTATGGTGATGAATGGTAGGAGTTATCCCGGAAACAGTAGGCCATTTTACCGGTATAACAACTTTAGGAGATGGAGGCCCAGAACGGATCTATGAACATGATATTGTATGGTTTCTAGATAAGGTGTTAGAAGAATTAAAAGAGGAATAGTTATGAGAAAGTATAAAATATCTAGATACGGACAGTTCGATCACATATTTGATGTAAAAATGAAGATGTGGTATGGCTGGGTTGTAGTAAAGAGATTTAAAGCAGATCTAAGATATGAGGATACAATGATAGATAATATCATTTATTGCAATATACTAGCAGAAGAACTTTTAGAAAAATTGAAGGAGGACTAACTATGGGATTTACAACACCATGTTTTATTAGAAAAAATACGGAAGAACTTCGTAAGAAATTGGAAGAACTGAGATATACCTTAATTCCCAATGGATACGCTGAATGGAACATTCCTACCAAAGAATGTATTTATTTATTTTGCGATGTTGAAGTTTACCAAGAGTCATTAATCTCTTTCTATATGGGACGAATGTGTAAACCTTATGGACTTTATTGTGGTGAGAACGAAGCGTTGTTTTTGGCTATAGCCGCATTGAGGGACGATAGTAACTTCATGCAGTGGTTTATTTGTACTGAGGATTACATAGAATCCCCTGATAAAGAATGGAAAGTTGGAGATTGGGATTTAAATACCTGTCCGGATGTTACGTATGAACAGCAATTACCACATTGGCGTAAGGCTACGGTAGAAGAACTTATTAATCATTTTAAATAAAAGGAAGAAAAATGAATAGAGATCATAATAAATCCCTTTGCATGAAAAGGCTATTGAAATTGCAACATTTTAATAAACTCGTAATAAGTGAAGTTGCAGACCTGGGTTATTGTAACGGATATAATACTGTTCTTGATGCAGCATAAAAGGTTTTGAGTGAGGAGGATTATTTTAAGATTGTAAAACAATTAGAGAAGGAGGTATAAGACATGAATCGTACAATAAAATTCAGAGGGAAAACGGTTAATGGCAATAAATGGGTGTATGGAGATTTGCTTCATATTGCGGGAGGATATATTATCTATCATGGCTCTCAAAAAGATTGTGAGATTACTACCGGCAAGCATGCTTCCGTTGAGTTGCTTCATGATGAAATCTCTGTTGTTGTTCCAAAGACCGTCGGGCAATTTACTGGTTTCTTCGACAAGAACGGCAAGGAAATCTATGAAGGGGATATACTCCTTTTAAAAGACGAAACAGACCAAGAAGATCCTGGTGAATGCTATGAAGTTGGATTAAAAAAAGGATGTTTTGGGTACATTTCAAAATATGGAGGCGAATTACTTTCATTTTGCGACTATGAAATAGAAGAATATATTGTTGGTAACATTTATGATAATCCAGAGTTGATGAAGGAGGACTAACGATGAAAGGAAAGATATATAAAATAACTATACGTCAAATATCGTTTATGATAGGATGGTTCCCACATGCGGATAAATGGTACCACAAATTCCAGATTATCTATTAATCAAGTTTTTATATTAGGAGAAAAATAATTATATTTGTAATGTGTATTATGTTATACATAACTCAGACTAACGAAAAGACATGAAGCTAAGACCTAAACAAGAAAAATTCTGTAATCTTTATATTGAGACCAGTAATGCTTCTGAAGCATATAGAAAGGTATATTCGTGCAAAGGCTCCAGTGATAAAACTGTATGGGAGGCAGCATCTAAGTTGGTTTCAAAGCTGTCTCCCAGAATACAGGAGCTCCAAAGTGAATTAAGAAAGAAGTCAAATATTACTAAGGATCGCGTACTTGAGGAATTGCGGTGTATTGCATTTGCTGATATCCGTGATTTCCTGAGTATAAGAAATGGTATGGTGATATTTAAAGATTCATCCGAATGGACTGAAGAAATGGCGCGTGCAGTAGAAAGTGTTAAAGTTACCAAGGAGGGGATTGAATTAAAGTTGAATGGTAAGAGTTGGAGCATATCTCGTATTTGCAAGATGCTGGGATATGATGAACCGACAGAAGTTAATATAAAACAAATGTTGCTTGATATTGATACGGGGACGGGGGATTAATGGAAAAGGTATCTATTAGTTATAGAAAGTTTAATCCAAATTTTCATCATCTTAGGGAAGCTATGAAAGATGATGATATAAGGTTTATCTTCCTCTATGGAGGTTCTTCATCGGCAAAGTCTTTTTCTGTAGCTCAGGCTATGTTGATAGAATGTCTTTCAGGGGGTAATAATACGCTTGTATTTAGAAAAGTAGGTTCTTCTATTGCTGATAGTATTTATAAGACTTTTCAGGAGGCGGTAAGGTCCCTTGGAGTATATAGACTATTCTCGTTTAGAGAGAATAAGATTATTTGTTTTAACGGGTCCTACATAACATTTAAGGGATTGGATGATTCTGAGAAAATAAAAGGATTGGAGAGTTATAAATATGTTGTCTGTGAAGAATTGTCAGAGTTTAAAGAAGAAGATTTCAAACAGATAAAGAAGCGTCTTAGAGGCCGGAAAGGACAGAAAATCATTTCAATGTTTAATCCAATTGAGGAAGAGTGTTGGATTAAAAAAAATGTATTTGATAAAGAGCAGTTAAAAGAAGAGTCAAATGACTTGTATGGTATATTGAGAGACAATGAAACAAAGAAGATTCTTCCTAAAGAATTCTCAATGATTGCTAGAAAATGGAAAAATACAGAAAGGCTTTTGAGAAATCCTAGAACGGGAATTGAGGAAGTTCATGCTCCGGATACAGTTATAATGCAATCAACTTACCTCAATAATTTTTGGGTAGTTGGCAGTCCGGACGGGCAATATGGATTTTATGACCGGCAGGCGGTTGCTGATTTTGATAAGGATAGGACAAGAGATTATAATTACTATCGTATATATGCGCTTGGGGAATGGGGTAAAATAAAGACAGGTGGAGAGTTTTTGCATGCATTTGATTCTGGTAAGCATAAGAAGATATGTCCTGTAACAGAAGGAATTCCTTTGCATATTTCTGTTGATAATAATGTTCTCCCATATATCAGTGTATCAATATGGCAAAATGAAGAATTGGAGTTAAGGCAAGTTCATGAAATCTGTGCTGAAGATCCGTTTAATACAGTAACTAAAGCAGCCGAGTTGACACGTACATGGCTGGAAGGAATCGGATATAACGATGTGGTATATTTGCATGGAGATGCGAGTACCAGAAGCGGAAATACTATTGATGATGAAAAGAGATCTTTTCTGGATAAATTTATAGATGTGTTGGAAGAAACTTTTCGGGTGGTTGATATGGTCCCTAAAAAGAACCCTCCTGTTGCTATGTCGGGAGAGTTTGTGAATGCTTTATTAGAGGGTTTCCATGGAATATCTGTGTCTATTGATGAATCATGTAAGAAGTCTATACAAGATTACGAGAATGTAAAGAAAGACACTAATGGAGGAATATTAAAAGCTCGGATTAAGGACAAGATAACCAAACAGAGTTACGAGGAGTTTGGCCATTTAACAGACTGTTTCCGTTATGTGTGTACAGATATATTCCGGGAACAGTTTTTATCATATTCAATGGCAAGGAAGAGAAATATACATAAGAAAGAAAATATGAAATATTATAATGTAGGAATAGCAATAGAAGGAGATTCTATAGTTTATATCATGCCGGATTGCAATGGTAAGTTTATAATGATACATGCGATCTATGGAACTGAGGTCTTTATCGACGGAGTTTTATTTAGAGATGGATTTGATGCCGGATTAATGGAAGAGAAGCTCAAAGAATGGTTACCTGTCAGTACTGTTTTTGAAAGTCATAAATCATATTTCCAATTTGCAAGAGATGTGCGGGAATGGATGGATAATGTGCGGGCTACCAGCTTATATGCGAATATGGACCAAAGAATATCTGCAAATGAAGAATTTATAAAAGAGAGATTTAAATTTAGAAGTGATTATGATGATTATCCTGAATATCTTTCTTTTATGGATTCAGTGATGGATTATAATGGCAAAGAGAACTATGAAGGGATTAATTGCCTGAGTGCTTTGGCTTCGGTAGTTGCAAGAACAATTAGGAATAATCAGTAATTGTTTGATCTTCCGGTTCTCTCTCTACTCTCAGAAAGAGTATAAATAGGATATATCCCTTTACACGCTTTCTGAGCCGGTTCACGTAAGAAGTTCCGGCACCTTCTGAACCTTCCTCTTATTAGTTCTGTTCTATATGATAATAGATGTGATTTAGCTGATAATCATATTGGTATTAGTTAAAATTATCGTCTTGATGGTAAATTTAGTGATGATTTAGTGTGAGATACTGACTGATTTACTATATTTGCAACGTGATAACATTATAATGTAACGCATCTAAATAATAAATACTGATTTAATATGAATACTCACAGCCCATTAGTAATTGAGAAACCTTCACAAAAGCTTCTTGAATTTGTGAGGGAATTGGAGCGCAGGAAATGTGAAACTAAAAATGATCTTTTAACTAAAAAGGATAAGTATTTCCCCGCTAAGAGAAAGTAATGAATATCACATTGCCTATTGAGTATTCGTTTGAATATTAACATCTTATTATTAATAAGTTATGGCCAAGAAACATATATTGACGAATGATGAAATACTGAAGTTGAAAGCAGTACTTCTGTATATCATCAGCAAATGTAAGACTATTGATTATTACCATATTTTCAAGATATTATATTTTGCTGATAAAGATCATTATGCAAAATATGGGAGACGAATAGTGAAAGATACTTTTTGTGCTTTAGAATATGGTCCTGTCCCTTCTAATTTATATGATGCGATTAAAATGGCAACTAAGACACCCAAAAATATTTTGCCTAATAACCCATTAGCAACAATTGCTAAATCTGTTTCCATAGTTGATGAAATATATCCTAATTATCTAAAAGCTTTAGAGAATGCTGATATGGATGAACTATCTAAATCAGATATTGAGTGTTTAGATAAGTCTATAGAAGAAAACAAGAGTGCATCTTTTAATGATTTATATTTAAAATCACATGATAGTGCGTGGTCAGAGGCTTGGAATAAAAAACATTCATCACCAATAAACGAAGTATCTTTAGCAAAGGCAGGTGGAGCTAATGAAGCAATGATAGATTATATTAAAGAAGAATTATTTTTGGAATCTCAACTTTGCTAATGTATGGCTTCAATAGGTGAGATGCTGACTCCCGAGAAAAAGGGTGATATAATAGAAAAGAGCTTAAGAATAGGGGATGTATACCGTATGAAACTTACTCAAGAGGAAGGAATATCTCCCAAAAATAAAGACGATAATAGCCGAAACAAATTCTTTATAGTTATAGGGAAAGATAATGATGGAAATGCCATCGGGTTCGTGGTTATCAATAGTAATATCAACCCTAATTTACAACAAGTGATAAAGGATTTGCATTATCCAATATCCGCTTCAAAATATAGCTTTCTAAGTAAAGATAGTTTTGTTAACTGTGCGAACTTAAAAGAAATAGAGAAAAATAAGTTTTCAACTAAGTTTGATTCTTCAAAAAACAAAGGATGTATTTGTGAGGATGATTTGGACTTAATTATTGAAGCTGTTCGTTCTTCACCACTTATATCTCCTAAAACCCTGAAACGTTTTGGACTATTATGATAAGTCTTTCAATATATTAAAGTTCATATTACATTTAAAACATGACCGTAGAACATTTCGGAAACACAGAACTACACCAGATAACTCCTATTAAAAATTCAGAAATATCCTATTATAAGCCTGCATCCGGAGGATTATGGACTTCACCGGTATATTCTAAGTACAAATGGCGTGACTGCTGTATAGAGTATGAATGGCTAAATAAAATCCAAAACAGCTTTGAACTTAATATTTCCACGGAACGGATCTTGGTTATAGATAGTTGTCGTGATTTTATAAATGTGGCTAAGGAACGTGTTATATCATTCAATTTAGATAGTGGTCTTATTGATGTTCCTAAAGGTTATATTTCATCATTCAAATTCTTAGATTTCGAAGAATTGGCTAAGTGCTATGATGGAATTTGGCTGACCTATAAAGGAGTAAGAGAGACGCAATCTTATTTGTCAAGTTGGGACTGTGAAACCGTCCTTTTGTTTAATGAAAATCCAATTATAAATTAACTATGGAAGAGAAGTATAGCCTTTCAAACATAACAGAACTGATCAACTGGGGAAAACAATTGCTTGTTTCAGGGAAATATCCGAATGAACTCCAATTGGATAAAGCCTCCAAGATCGTAGACTGCAAATACTATATTGAGTCTATGACAATGATGATCGGAGCCCAGTGGGAGAACCCTACATACTATCCGTGCATTGATCAGTTTTACAGGTTCAGGGAGGTAATAGAAAAAATGGATAAGGCAGCTGAGTAATCTGCCTTTTTGTTCTGTTTTTCATGTGGTGAAATTATAACCCCCGTAATTTTTCTGACTAAGTGCCAAAATTTGGTTCTATTTTTAAGATTCTATAAATGAAGGGAGATTCTGTTTTGCTCTCCCTTCATCATATTTACCGTCCTGTTTTCTCTATTTTCATGAACACATTTCGCTTGCTTTTTATTTCAGCCTGTTTTGTCCGTTCATTGAGGATAAGTTTGAGTTCATTGAGTTCCTTATGCATTCTAAGGATGTCATCTGTAAGTGATACGACACGGCTCAGCAATACCATGTCCATATTGGTATATTTTGAAGTTTCCATAACTAACTACTTATAAAATTAGACTTTTTATTTCTGTATATCACGAAGGAGGTATATCAATAAAGATATTGTACTGACATTATCCACAAAGGTACGTTCGCCTACTCCTTGACAATTTTCGGCATAATCTATAAGTAGATCTGTTAACTGTTCTATCAACTGATCGGGAGTGATAGTTTCTGTAAAAAATTGCTTAATGCAATCGTAGTTTATATTATTTGCGATCATAGTTTTACTTTTTATTTAGAATTTCATTTAGATTAATTTCGTTTCCTTCGTCGAGATCCCAGGAGCCGTATTGCTCCCGGGGTGTTCATCCCCTAACAGAGATGTTCGCCTGATTGGTAGTCGAAGCGTTATATATAATCAATCGTTGTAGAAGAATGATTCTCCTTTCTTCCGTGTGAGCCTGTAACCTGTGTACAGACAAACTAATATTAATATAATCTCTATCATAATTTTGGAATATAGTTGTGGCTGTCGGGCATTTAAACCGACCGCTGATAGTTATGTAATAGATTAGGCGGCTGGATTCACCTCACTCTTTATCTGCTTGATGGCTTTCTTCACGTTCCATTCATTTTCATATAGGGCAATGATGAAACGCACACCTTTGGTAGTCCATACTGTATATACACTTGTTCCTGTCGAACCGTCAGAACGTGTGTACGTCTGTGTACGGGTAGAATGTAATCCCCAAGTGGAATAAGGAGCATGTAATATCCATTGACCTGACTGTTTATAAAGGATACCTATTTCTTTCATTTTTCTGTGAAGTTTCTCCGCATCCATTCCGATTTGCTTAGCCACCTGTGTGGAGGTAAGCGTGTTGACCGATTGCAAATGGTTATCATAGTAGCTGACTTTCGGGGCTGCTTGCTTGATTTCCTTCTCTTGTAATTCGATAGTGATTTGCTTTTGTTGGACTTCTAAAGCCAAACGTTCTTTCTCTTCTTCCGATTGGAGTACCATTAAAGCAAGTTCTTTACGGGATAATTCATGCTTTGCGACTTTATGGAATACTTGGCGATAAACCTCAAATACTGGTCTTACTTTGCGAACGATGAAGAACTCCATGCAAGAAACGGTAAGCTTGTACTCTTTTGTCGGTCTGCCACCTTTAGGGTTTTCCCCATTTTTGAGGGAAACTTGATAATCAACACCTTCAATAAACTGGCTACTATCTACCAATTCTCTAACAGCATGATCTTTTCTTGGATAAACCAACATCCACACTTCATCAAGATTGATTGGAAATTCGTTATCTGATTTAGACAATTCGAGAATAGCGTTGAAATAACGCTTGATTTCGCTTTCGCTGCTCTCTTTGGATAAGATTAATTCTTCCATGACTTTGTAACTTGAACATAAAAAAAAACTGCGCTACGTGCTGTTCAAGTCTACAAAGCAGAACTCCGGGGGTGTTTCCACTTCCCGACACGGCGCAGTATTATCTAATACTTTTCTATAATCATGTATGGGCACAAAAAATGCCGCTAATTTTGCGGCTTCGTACCGCTTTGTAGTTTGAACACTACAAAGTAAAGCATATTTTTTGGAATGGCAAAGAAAAACTAAAAAAATCCCCATTTTCTTGCGTAATTACCAAAAGGTTATTATATTTGCATTGTCATTAAGACAGAGTGCACAATGTGTGATGACGATGAAGAGCTAAAGGCTCGGATTGAAGCTGCGAAAAAAGACCTCAGCTTCTTTTCCCTCAACTGGGATGCAATAAGGGAAACCGAATGGATTTCAGATGAGGAGCTTGAAGATAGTATCAACGATTGCCTTGACGATTTGATTGATGCAGAAAACAAGCTGAAAGAGAAAGGTAGTCCCCCATAAGGGGCTACCGCTTTCTCATCAATATGTAACCAATTAAAATTAACCCATTATGGATGCGAAGAAAGAACTGAAAAAATGGAAAAATGATTTTGCCAATGCCGGGACAGAGCAGGAGAAATCAGAACATAAAAGACGGTTTAAGGCGTTTATAAACTCTTTGTCACCATCCGATAGAAAAGAGTTCGTTACAGAATATAAGAAAGGTGCTATACACGCAATGGAAGAAGCAGATAGATTGGTGAAGATTGCGGAACGGAAAAAGAAGCTGGACGGAGTGCTTGACTTTGCGTCCATGTCCTATATTGCAGAGCACTATTTCGGCAAGTCTCGTCAATGGCTATACCAGCGCATTAATGGCAATACAGTAAACGGGAAACCTGCTGATTTTACACAAGAAGAGCTGAATACATTCTCGTTTGCATTGTCTGAACTTGGCGACCAACTTAAAAAAGCGTCCGTTGCGATATTATAGATAATGTACCGCTGTGAAGCGAGACCGTTTAATTAAGACAACAAGGCCCCATTCCGACACTGTCGGTTTGGGGCTTTATTTGGCAATAAGTTTGTTCGCATAAAAAAATAATTCGGATAAAACTTGGTAAGTATGTATCTATTTAATTATTTTGCGCAATATTTTTTAATATTAAAATGTTATATTCATGAAACGAACTATTTCATTGTTACTATCTATTGTTTCTGTTCTGTCATTAGCTTCTTGCGGTGATGATGACAAACCTGTTGTACAATCTATCGAAATTTCTAAAAGTGAAGCTTCAGTAAAGATTGGTGAGAAAATAACTCTTACTGTCAGCCATTCGCCAGCAGATTTACCCGCTCCCGAATATGAATGGAATTCTTCTGATGAAACAATTGCAACTGTTGAAAATGGAGTTGTTTATGGCAAAGCCGTTGGAGAAGCAACTATATCAGTATCTTCCTTTAATTTAGGGTTAAAAGATATATGTAAGATTACTGTAACTCCAATTGAGGCAACGGGTATCAAACTATCTGAGAGTGAAAAGACGATGACTACCGGTGAATCATTTCGTTTAGAGTATACGATAGAACCGGAAAATACTACCAACAAAGATGTGGAGTGGGAGTCTTCGGATAAAACTATAGCAACGGTTAACGAAAATGGCGAAGTTACAGCCATTGCCGATGGTGAATGTACTATTACAGTCAAAGTCAAAGGAAGTGATACCTCCGCCAAATGTGTTGTTAAAGTGAACCCTATAAAGGTTACAGGAGTTACATTGAATGAAACAACTAAATCTATTGAAGCCGGTGAGTCATTTACTCTGACAGCTACTGTATCTCCTGAAAATGCAAAGGACAAAAGTATCAAATGGTCTTCCAGCGATCCTAATATCGCAAAGGTAGAAAACGGATTGGTGACTGCATTGGCAAAGGGTACATGTAACATAATTGCCACTGCTAATGATGGGAACTTTAAAGCGCAGTGTGCTGTGAATGTTTTGCCTCCTTCAGTAAAAGGAGTTCAGTTTACTGAGTCCTCTATTAAGATATTGAATGGAGAAAATTACACATTAACATATTCTATTTTGCCTGAAAATGCAGAGAATAAAAATGTAAAATTTAGCAGTTCTGCACCCAACATTGTTTCTGTAGACAATAATGGAAAGGTTACAGCATTGAAGGAAGGCACTTCTACGATAACAATAACTACAGAAGATGGTGGGCATACTGCCACTTGCGAAGTTGTATCAGCAGGGATTTCCGATTTTATGGATCTGAGAATAGGTTCTTCATCTATTGTATCCATTAATGGTTATATAACAGGGTCTGTGTATTGTTACATAACCAACACAAGTTCTAAAGAGATATCTCTTACTAAGTTTGAGGTAAAAGATGGATCAACCGGAAATATCGTATTGTACACTGACGAAGCCTCTAAACTAGGCTCTCTTAAGGCTGGACAATCAATTAATCTTGGTGGCCAACTAAGATATGTCTACCTTCCTGTATTCACTTGGACATTTACCTATGAGGGTAAAGAGTATCAAGTATCTGAACAATATAAATCTTACTAATATCTTTTTTTCAGGCCGGGAGCAATCCCGGCCTTTTTTATATCTTATCTGTTAGCTGATAAAAAAGGCAATGGAACCTAAATTCCATCGCCTTGAATATGCCTCCAAAGAGGTCTCGTGTAAACAAATGCCGAAATTAAAGTTGTACCGCCAGCATTTCTCTCGCTGCCCTGTGTATGGCTTCCTCTATCTTAGCTTTTTGTGCTTCGGAAGCAAACGCTATCCTCTGCTTGTACTGGCGCATCAAAGAGGGATTAATGCCTGCGTACTTTGCAAAAGTAGATACGCTTATAAACTTGAAATTATCAAAGAATGAAGCTATATCATACTTATACTCAAACTCTACATTCTTCAGTTCCCCTGGCACTTCATTCCCTTGCTCTTTAAGCATGGTAATATAGTCATCAATACATTCATGTAGTGATCGTTTGGCTTCATCAACGCTTTTCCCTTGACCGTTCAAGTTAAAACCGTCAAATTCCGGAACATAGACACTTATTGTCTTGTCGTCCCACATTTCAACAATAGCAACCGTTTTCATATTCCATTTATTTTATAATTCCGGTAAACAAATGTGCGGGTCATTTAAGACCCGCATCTTTCATCATGCTGTTAAGAGTGCCGCCTTTTATCTCTTGCGAACCATGCCTGCCCACTCGGAAGTATTTTCCCGTTTTCGGGCTGTACCATACGTCGTGTTCTTTGCCGTGACTCACGAAATAGCAGCCTATCTTTGCAGCCTTCTTTAAGAACTCTGTTGTTTTCATTTCAAAGAGCATTTGTTTACGGGTGCAAATGTAACATATTTGTTATAAATATAATAATAATAGAACATGTTTTTAAGCACACTTGGATGGGAAAGGAGCCAAATCTTTTTATTTTTTTTAGTCAGTATCTCAGTAAGTAACAGTTACATTCTGTTTGTTTATAATATTCTTTAGTTTGTTCGTTTGCTTACTTAATTCTATTATAAACCAATCTGTTAAATGAAATGAAAATAATAAATTCTATAAATAAAAAGTAGGTAGTTTAGGTAAATAATCAATAATATTATCTATATTTGCAGTGGAGAGTATCCACGGCATATAAAGGTATATGCTACCGTAAATCATAAAAGAACGAAAATACATAAAACGGGAGTGGGTACGCCTTTGGGTGTATCCACTCTTTTTGCATATATGGGTAGCTGGTTTTCAAAAAAGGCAATGAATATGACCGATAAGGTTAATGTGGTTGAGAAGAGAGGTAATGATACATTCTATCTTACCAATCTTTTTGATTCGAAAGGTGCCATCTGGAAGACGGACTTTAACATGTCCCAAGCCATGGATAAAGAAAACGCCTTGGTGTATTGTACTCCGTTCGCTACCGTTATAAGGAAGGTGGGAGCCATGTTTGCCAACGGAAGGGTTTACCTGACAGACTCAGAGGGTAACGATGTCACAGATCCGAAGCTGACCGCCTTGTTTAAGAAACCTAATCCGCTTCAAAATTCCATCGCTTTCTTCTCTCAAATAGAAATGGTTCTCCGGACGTATGGATACTGCCCTATATACACCAATCGTATTTTCAAGAAAGGTATTCCTCGGACGATGTGGATCATCCATCCCACGCATTTCCATCTGACCGGTACCGGGAAATCTCTGGACCAGGTAGATTTGGACGGAATAGTCAAGGAGGCGTACGTTGAGTGCGGGACTGAGAAAAAGGTCCTTAACAAGGAGGAGTATTTTATCATTTACGACAGTGATATCCATATTCCTTGCAATGAAGGTGATGAGATAACGTTCGGTACGGCCGTAGACAGTTTGTCTATTCCTGTTTCTAACTGGATGGCTTCTATGCAGGCAAGTAATTCCCTGATAACGAATGGAGGCCCAAAAGGGATCATTTACAATAACGATAACAGTGAGACAGGTAACGCTTCGCTGAATTCAACCGAACAGGAATCACTTCTTGATAGATTTAAGCGGAAGTACGGGTTGATGAAAAGTCAGTTCCAGATTGCTGTCTCCCGTGCTAAATTGGGATGGATTCCTTTGAATTATAATTCTGACCAGTTGAAACTTCATGAAGAGGATAAGAGGTGTACTGAAAAGATCGCTAATGCTATCGGTCTTAACCCGAGCCTTTTTAATGAAAGTAAGTTTGAGAACCAGGAATCGGCTAAACGTGCCGGTTACCAGGACCTGATCATACCTAACTCAGAAATAATATCGGAGGCTTTTACGGAAAATGTTTGTCCGGAAGGCACTATTATGAAGATTGATTTTTCGCATGTGGAATGTTTGCAGACGGATAAGAGTAAGTCTTCGGAAGTATTGCAAAGGGTAATGGATTCCATGATTAAGGGTAAACAAGCCGGTCTTATTACTGGGGATGAAGGAAGAAGCATCTTAGCTGAATATATAGATATTGATCCTGAAAAACCTAAAGGAGAATATGGAAACGAAGAATAAATATAAAGGTAGAATTGGCAAGCAGACTAAGTCCTTTTCGTTTGAGACAAAGGATTTGTCAATTGACAGCGGAAGCCGGAAGATCTCGGGGTATGCTGCCATATTTGGCAATATAGACAAGTCCGGAGATATGCTTATAAAAGGATGCTTCTCAAAAAGTATCCAGGACAGGGGACCGGAAAGTCCGGCTAATGATAAGATCATATTTCTGTGGATGCATGATATGAGTGAGCCTATAGGCCGTTTAACTGTATTGCGTGAAGATGAAAAGGGCCTGTATTTTGAGGCTTTGATTGACGATGTGGAACGTGGTAACCAGGCTTTGACACAGCTTGAATCTGGAACACTGAACCAATTCTCTATTGGTTATAGATATGTGTGGGAGAAATGTGAGTGGGATGAAGGAAGAGATTGCCTGATCGTAAAAGAGGTTGTCCTTTATGAAATCTCTGTTGTCTCAATCGGTGCTAATGGTGAAACGGAGTATCTGGGATTAAAGTCAGAAGAGGATTACCAGGACCGATATTGTGAATTGGTATCTGACATCGACGTCTTATGTAAAGGACTTAACGTCATAAAACAACAAGAGTTACAAAGGATCATTGCTAAAGCTATGTCACTTGCTTCTGCAAGGCCGGAAAGCAATCCGCCAGCAAAGGAAGCCGACGTACGTGGTAAGAAGTCCATGTTTAATAAATTAAAACTAAAACAGGATTGCTTATGAAATTAGGATTTTTGGACCTTATTGACACAAAGGGAATGTCTGAGGATGACAAAAAAGTATGGGAGAAGATGGACAGCGCCTTGGCTGATTCTATCGATAAGGAGATAGGAGAGAAGATCAAGTCTTACCTTAACGATGAACTGAAAATTGAGGATCTGCGTACATCTATTACTGAAGCGGTAAAATCGATCAGCGATTTCAAGAAAGAGAATAGCGAAAGTGCGGTTGATAAGAAAACGTTTGATGAAACCATCAACAGTATCGAGGAAAGCCTTATCCGGATCAAGGCCGCTACGGAAAAGACCGGGAACGGTGAAATTGCTCTTAAGAGCATTGATAAACAGATTGAGGAACAACTGAAGGACTTTATCACGATTGAGAAAGGTGCCAAAGTGGTTGACTTGAAAGGTGCATGTAAAGCGTCTGCCGGTTATAAGAAAAGCATTAATCTGGTACTGGACAGCAAAGCAGTTTCTACAGTAACCAGTACAGGCATTGCACCGCATTATAACAATATGGTAGATACAACTCTTTCTGTAGATCCGAAAGCTGAAACAGTGATTCGAAGATATGCAAATGTAGCAAGTATCAGTACGCGTTCGTTGACTTATGCCGAGTTCAAACCGGGTGAAGGTGATGCCAAATGGGTACCTGAAGGCGGACTGAAACCTAATATGGACGCAACACTTTCGGAAAAGAGCATTACTGCCGGCAAGGTTGCGTTGACTGTGAAGCTTACAGAGGAGACTTTAACCGATTTGCCTCAGTTGGTAGCGGAGATCAGAGCGGAAATCATTAACCGTATCGGCATTACAGAAGAAGAGGGAATTATTTCTGGTACCGGAGCGGACGGACAGATTACAGGTGTATTTAAGGATCTTCCTTCATTCTCGCTTACCGGATTCAAAGTAGCTAAATCGCCCAATATGTATGATGCCATTGTAGCGGCATATACTCAGATTCTTTCTACAAGCAAGATGAATTATCGTCCTAACCTTGTATTGATGAATCCAATAGACTATGCAATGATGCAGCTTGAAAAGGATGCAAACGGACAATACTTGAGGCCGTTCCGTGTAGGTGATGAACTTATCAGAGGACTCGCGGTGGAAACGTCTACCGCCATCGAACAGGGTAAGTTCCGTATCGGTGATTTCAATTACCTGAATATTCGAGACTTGGTTCAACTGACCATTACTTTTGGTTGGGAAAACGACGACTTCACGAAGAACCTTGTAACCATGATCGGTGAAAAACGATTGATGGCATATGTAAAAGCGCAGTATAAAACTGCATTTGTGAGTGATTCATTTGCTACGGTAATGGAGGCTATTTCTCCTTCAGTTGGTGGTTAAACATAAAGTAGGATAAATATGGGAAAAGAGTATAACATGGACCTTCATAAGCAGTATGAGGTTGAATTCATTAAAGACGTGAATTTCTTCAAGAAGGGGGATAAAACGAGTGTGAATATGCCGCTTGCGAGTAAGTTTTTCAAGGAAGGGAAAATCCGTGTGCCTAATAATCTGATGCAGGATGCAAAAGAGCTCGGATGTGAAGAACTGTTCGTTAAACCGGGTGATAATAAATTAAAAGAATAGTTATATGATCATTGACGGTACATACTTTAAGGGGACAATATCTATAGATGGCTTGAATGTGGATACGGGGGCTCCTTCTATTACCCGTACTTCCATGGAAGACTATCTTAATAGTTTCATTGATACCTATGAGAAAGAGTATCTGAAATTGGTGTTGGGAAGGGATATGTGCCGTCAATTCATAAACTATCTGAAGGAGAACGGAGATAAAATTGATAAATGGGAGAGGTTGAAGGTATTTCTGGCCAAAGACGGTAAAAGCCCAATCGCTAACTATGTATTCTTTTACTTTGTAAGGAGAAACAACGTACATGTAAGTGGTGTAGGCACAACCGGATCTGCGGATGAAGAACAGGCTGATCCTAATGTGGTCCTGATTCCGGCATGGAATGAAATGGTTGAGATGAATTATGATCTGCTTGATTTCTTATGCAAGGATGACAGCTACGACGGGTTTTCGTTTGACCGTTCAATGTTGGAAGAGATTAACTTGTTTGGCTTATGATTGTAATAACGGATATATTCAGGGGAATAGTTGAACGCGTATCAAAGGAGTATGGAAAGCATATCTCTTACATGTTCGGGGATTGGAATTATATTTCTGACCAGCTATTGATATGGAGTAAATCAAATGCCACTGCAAAATTGAAATATCCGGCCATATTTCTTTATTCTCCGATTGAGGAGGATAGGACCGATAAAAAATGGAAAATGTCACTTAGCCTTTTGCTTGTTGTAAATACACTCCCTTCATATACCAACGAGGAACGTTCGCGTATATCATTTGCCGAATGTCTCAGACCTATTTACGAGATATTGATCAAAGAGATCGGTAAAGAGCCGACTTTTGATATGGCCTATGTAAAGAATGTCCCTCACATGTATATCGAGAATTACCGATATGGTAAGGCAGGAGTTACTGGACCGGACGGGAAGCCATTTAAAGATTATATCGACGGGATAAATATTAAGAATTTACAGATCACATTAAAAAAAGAAAAGTGTTATGGCGATAGAATTTAGAGAATGCAAGGGGCAGGAATACTTTAACACCGGAAGATCGAAGTGTATCCTCGATCCGGGTAAGATTAAAGCGGTAATTCTTACTCCGAGGGGTTTTAAAATCCCGAACGGCCTTACAGCAGAGAAGATAGAAGAGTTGTGTCATGCAGACCGTCCTAACCGAATTTATCCGATTAAGACGGTTGAAGAATTTGCTCCTACAGGAGGTGAAGCAAACGTGAGTGCAACCGGATATGGAGGTGATAAAGTTACCGGATATTCCGCATATACGGCAGCTCTGACATTGGATAATTATGATGCCAGCCTTAAAGCCAATCTAATGATGGCAAAAGGAGTGGAATTTGACGCGGTAATAGTTGATGAAGACAATGTATTGTTCGGAACCAACCGTGACGCAACCGGTCTGAGTGGTATTGCCCTTTCGGGAGTATATCCAAGCGGGCAGGATTGGGATTCTTCCGGTCAGGTCGCTAATCTGATCGTAAACCTTATGTTTAAGGATTATGAAAAGTATATTAAAACAGCGAATGTCATGGCTCTTGACTTTGATGTAGTGGAAGCATTGAAAGGGCTTGTGTTCGTTGACCTGGTGAAAGTGGGAGAGAATAAGTACAAGTTGATTGAGCACTTCGGAGGACTTAATGTTACAGGGTATTATGCGGACGCTCTTTCTAAAAGTGCCGAAAAAAGTTTTGACGGGGGGGTATCGGCTATTACCTACGATAATGGTGAATTGACTGTCACCGCTACAGGAACTCCTTCTTTGAAGAAGCCTTCTGAACTTCAGAAAAACGGTATTGTCGGTATTGAGCAGAAAGAATCGTATGATTCAAGTCTTTAACTTATAAATACAATACAACATGATTGTAGAAGGTGTAAATTTCATAGAAAACGAGGTCGTGAAGTGGAAACGAAAGGACTTTATTGATACTCACAAAAAGTTATTTTTCTTGGACAGGGAAGAATTTGAAAGGGAAAAGATGCTGGGTGATATTTACGACCGGATTAAGGGTTTGATTCCGGATAAAGGTAAACTGATTGATTGACAGGATGAAGGGGATGGATTTTTATTAGTTCATCCCCTTTTAAATTACATGGGATATGGCAACATTAAGCGATGCGGCTGATAATTTTAAACTGTTTGTTGGAGGACTTGAGAAAGTTGTAAAACACACAATTCAGAGTAATGCTGATTTGGTGCAGGACTTTATCCGGCAACAATTGTATTCAGGGGTGAACGGTCGTGGCAAACCTTTAAGGCCAACTTATCTCAATGATCCTTTTTTTAATTCGGAAGATGCGGGCAGATGGTTCCATAACGCTGAAGGCTATATGAAATGGAAAATGGAGAAAACACCACCGACTCCTTCTTATCTGTTCTTGCCACCACGTGATATGAAAACTCCAAACCTTATAATCCGTGGAGACTATTATTCTTCTATTACTGCTATCCCAATTGATGACGGATTGAGGATAGAGTCTGTCGGAGTCTCTTTTGGGGATGATATTGAAAAGAAATACGGCAGTATAATACTGGCCGTAGGGCCCGAAGCATTGGGGCATTTTATGGTTCATTTTATGAATCCCGCGTTACGGGAATATTATGCAAAATTCGGTATACTGTGAGCTGTTGGTGTGATAATAAAAAAAGGATGCAGGATATAGAGAGAGTCCGAAGTCTTGCACGCATAGCTGCCAAGATGGATCACTCTGTGTATGTGCTGTATGAAAGGAAAGACGGAACCTTTGATTTTCTACCGGAAGGTATTGAATTCTATGGAACGTTTGTTGAATTGATATTTTATTAGAATAAGAAGTAATAACCATCGTGTGAAGGGGCACGATACAAAATTTTAAATTATGGCGAATGAATTTAAAATAACGGATATTGTTGATAAAAAAGCTTTTGATGAATTAACTAGCCTGATTGCTAAATTTAATGAAACCAAAGAGGCTTATGTGAATCTTACCAAAGATTTGGCAGGAGGTCTCAGAGTAAAACCGGGAGATCTTAAAGAATTAGCGGATAAAACAGAGAAGTATACCGGTATAATGAACCAATTAGTTACTACTCAGAATAAACTGTCTGATATACAAGGTAGATACAAGGGTATTTTAAATGATCTAAATAAGAATATGAAAGAATTCTTATCATTGTCATCCTTATCAGGAAAGTTTGATTCTCTCACAAGTGCAATAAATAAGGCTTCTGATGCTTTAAAAATCGCATCTGAAGCTCAAAAGGATAATGCTCAAACTACTCAAAGGCAGGCTCAAGCCATGCAATCCGCAAGTTCATCTATTTCATTGACAAGTAGTGCTTATGCGGAGATTCTAAATACCGTAACTTCTTATGATAATAAAGCAAAAGAACTAAATGAAAGGCTGTCTGCTAATAAAATCAGGCTTGATGAAATAAGGAGAGAGCTATCTGAACTATCAAAAGAACTATCTAAGGGTATAATAAGCCAACAAGAATATTTGAATAAAGTATCAGATCTTACAATTAAAGAACGAGATCTTGTACAGCAGAATAAACAGTATACATCTCTTCTGAATGCACATTCAAAAGCCATGGTTTCTACAGCCGGGAGCTATAATGAAATGAGCGCAGCAGTAGTACAATTAGAAAATAGATTTAGAAATTTGTCTGAAGCTCAAAGACAAGGAGATCAAGGAGTCGGTTTAATAAAGCAGATTAAGCAACTAAAAGATGAATTAAAGGCCATTGACGCTCAAATGGGTAATTATCAAAGAAATGTAGGTAACTATACATCACATTGGAATGGATTAAACGCATCTGTCCAGCAAGTGGCCAGAGAGTTGCCTTCATTAGCAGTAGGATGGAATGCTTTCTTTCTTGCTATCTCTAATAACTTGCCTATAATGGCTGATGAAATAAAACGTGCAAGAGATGAGTTTAAGGCTTTGCAAGAATCCGGTCAGAAAGGGGTTCCCGTATGGAAACAACTAACTAAATCTATCCTTAATTGGCAAACAGCATTGGTAGTAGGTATTACATTGTTATCTGTGTATGGAAAGGATATAATGGATTGGGTGGCAAGTTTGTTTAAAGCAAAAGATGCGACTAAAGAATTGTTGTCTGCTGAACAAGAAATGGCATTAGGCATTAAAAAAGGGATGAAAGATGTAGCCAATTCCACCGTGAAATTAGATGTTTTATATAAGGCCACACAGGATCACACCAGATCCTTAAAAGATCGAAATGCAGCGGTTGATGAATTGCAAAAGATGTATCCTGCTTACTTTGCAAATTTATCAAACGATGAAATTTTGGCTGGTAAAGCAAAGGAGGCTTATGAACAGTTGAGAGAAGAACTTGTAGCCAATGCTATAGCAAGAGCTCAACTGGATAGGATGACAGATATTGCTGATAAGCGTGAAGAATCTTTGTTAAAAAGAAGGGTACAGTATAACACGTATCTACAGGCAGAACAAAAGATAATTGAAGCATCTGCTGCTTTGGAGGATGCAAGGCAGAAAAAAGCTAAAGAAGGGGATGAAGTTTGGGGATATCTTGTTGCTAAGAGGGAAGAAGAACTGAAAAAAGCAGAAGATCAAGCTAAAAAGGAGAAGGCCGCTTGGGAGGATCTTATAAAAGAAACCAAAGATTATGATAAAGTCTTGGAAGGGATGTCTAAAAATATTAATGTAGGTGCTTTGGTAAATGATTCCAATGACGCTAATAAAAAGGAGGCTGAGGAATATGCTAATTACATGAAGAACATAGAGAGTGAATTGACTAAAACCAGAATAGCTCTAATCGAGGATCGTAGAAAAGCAGAGATTGCCAGTGTAGAAAATACTTATAAAGAGAATATCAATAAAATAAAAGGATATTCAGCCAAAGAAAATCAGTTAAGATCCCAATATGAAGAAGAGAAAAATAAAAATATCAGAGATATTAATGAAAAATATGACTTGGAAAGGGAGGAGTATGAATCAGATTTAGAAAAGCGAAGCATTGAATTAAAACTGGATACTATTAAAAACGATTCGGAAAAAGAGCTTGAATATAAACTTGATTTATTACTAAGGATGAATGAACTCTTACGTGAAGAGGAAATCCGTGAAGCGGAAAGGAGAGGTGAAGATGTAGAATTGATTAATAAAAAATATGATGCAAGATTTTCATCTATAATTCAAGATAATATATCAGAGCGTTTAGGGTTGATAAAAAAAGGTACCGACAGGGAACTTGATATATTGGATACAAATTCCTTGAAGGAGATTAATGCTTTAAATAAACAATATAAACAAGGGGAAATAAACGAAAAACAGTATAGGGATGGGATATATAGAATCACTAAAGAATCTGGGGAAGCAAAGTTAAAGCTTTTATTGAAAGAAGCGGAGGCAGAACTGGCCTTATCTTCTGACCTCCCTCAAGAGAAGGTTGATGAGATTCAACGGAGAATAGATAAGATTAAGGCTCAGATTGAGGACTTTGGTAATGACATGGATAATGATGAAAATAATCCTGGGAAAAGATGGGCGGATGATTTTAATAATTCTTTGGGCAATTTATCTTCATCTGCCAATAAATATTTGGGGGACTCTGCCAATATATTTAATGCTCTGGGCGATATCATAGGAGAAATTACCGCAAAAATGGATGATGCAGGAGACAGTGTACTTAATTTTTGGGGCAAACTCGATGACAAAGGCAAATTATCCTTTGTGTTGTCTTCATTTGCAAAGATACAAGATGGAATTACTTCTATTATGACAGATATTTATGATGCCAGGATAAAACGTGTGGAAGAGGAACAGGAAGCTAATGAAGAAGCTGGCGAAAAAGAACTGGAGAGAATTGAAAAGTTGGAAAACTCTGGTGTCATCACTAAAGAAGAAGCTGAAGCAAGAAAAAGAGCGGCAGAACAAACTACTGCGAATAAGAATAAAGAACTGGAGAAAAAGAAAGAGGCTCTCCAGCAGAAACAGGCCAAATGGGAGAAGGCTAATGCGATCAGTCAATCTATCATAGCTACTGCACTGGCTGTTTCAAGGGCCCTCCCGAATATGGTTCTGGCTGCATTGGTTGGAGCATTGGGAGCTGCCCAGCTTGCGACTATTATTGCTCAGCCTATTCCCAAATATGCTAAGGGTACAGATAACCATCCCGGTGGGTTAGCTATTGTAGGAGATGGAGGTAAACATGAAGCTGTTGTAACTGACAGGGGAGCTTATATAACTCCTAATGTTCCTACTTTGATTGATTTGCCGCGTCGGGCAAAGGTTATTCCCGATGTAGATATAGAGAGGCGCAGTGATTTCCTGCCTCCTTTTGACAGGTTAGCTTTGTATCGCAGCATGAACTTGCGTTCAGACATAGGTGCTTTGATGAAGGATGCCGAGAGGATGGGTGAGCCTATTACTGTGAATGTGAATAATGATTATAGAAAGTTGGAGCGTGAGATGCAGTCGTTAAACCGTTCGTTTGAAAAGATGGCTAAATACCAGAAGAAGGCTGCAAAAGAAGCCGAGCTAAGAAATATATCAAATCGTATTTAATATGATATACACAGATCTTGATAGAATATCCCTCAGAAGATTCATAGATGTATTTTGTGGAAATTCGGACGCCGTGTGTGAAGGAGATTATAGTGAAGATGAAAAGCAGAAAGCGGCGTCCGGATTGGTTAATGAATATATGTCTATAGTTGGGAAGAAGGGAATATTGGCTGAAGTTTCTAAGAAGAATGAAATTATCAGCCTTGTGATAAAGATACAGTTGATGAACTGCTGCCGTTACCTTACTGAAGAGAAGGAGTGGTCTACGGTTTGTTTGATTCTTAATGATATAGGATATAGTCTTGATCCTAATGATCACAATAAGATATGCAGCAGGATTGAAGCTATTTTATCTAACAGTAGATTTCGGGTGGATAAGATCATGTCAGAACAATCCGACCTCCCTAAGTCGGCTATTATGGATATGGATTACTTTGTGAGAGAAAGAGTGGCCGTAATGCAACATTTCAATATGCATATTGATCCGGATTCATTTTCCGCAAAGGAATATGCCTATATGGTAAAGAGGATGTGTGATGATGTTGATTTGCGTCTGAAATCATTAAAAAGAAAATAATATGTATTATAAATGTGAGTTGTTAGTTGATGGATACTCGTATCAGGTAACGGATAACCTGGTCAATTGGGATGACATAACCACTTCTTTTAAGAGGGGGGATTATGATGGAGTCGTAAGATCGTTCTCTACAAAGTTTGAATTTTCTAATGCTGCATATAATTTATTAAAACGCGTATTCCGGGATAAATATCTGCAAGCATCTGCGAGTGTGGTGTTTTACACAAGAAATAATAGCTGGTTATGGAATGAAAGATTCCGGTGTTCGTTAGATTTCTCCACATTTCAAGATAATGGGAATACCATATCTATCAGTGCTGTAGATGACAGCCTGGCCGCATTGATAAAAGCTAAAAAGGGAACACAGTATGAATATGCTGTGAGCGAACTTACAGAAGGCAAATACTTGTACTATGACGGTATAAAAATGAACCAGAATGTGAACTGGTTAGTTGCCGGGAATAGCATTGAGGATTCAACGGACGTGTCAGTGGAGATACGGGCAGATTTGGGATCTAAATACTTTCCGTTGGCTGTAAAATCAAGCGAGACCTCAATAGGCGGATATATAACCTATGGGGATACTTTTCAGCAGAACGTATCTGATGGTGGTAAAGACACTTTCCTTTTCAGGGCGGAAAGGAATATTACCTGCTTCTTAAGTGTCTCTATCTCGTTTAATGTTCCGGCAAATAAGGCATTGTCTATGACATTGGTAAAAATCGGAGCAGATGGGAATGAAACAGAGCTTACCAGAACTGTTATTAACGACGAACACCCTGAGACCATATTTATACTTTCATATATGAAAGATATAACATTGCTTGAAGGGGATTATTGTTTTATAAGATATGGTTCGGCATATAACATGACTTTGACTATCCGGGACCCTTATATTAGTCTAAATTGGGATGCAAGAATAATACCGGTTAACATTGATATAGTTACGCCTGTCAAGCTTCTAAACCGGCTTCTTCAAAGTATAAATGGAGGGCAGGAAGGAATTACAGGAGAGATCGTTTCAGGGGTAGACAAGAGATTGGATGAATGTATGATAATTCCTGCTGAGAGTGCAAGAGGTCTGAAAAAGGCAAAATTGTATTGTTCGTATACAAAGTTTGTTGATTGGATGCAGTCGGAGTTTGGCTTTGTTCCTGTGATAGGGGAAGACAAGGTTACATTTGTACATAGAAGTAGTCTGTTTTCAAAAAACATAGTAAAAGATTTCGGTGACAATATACGGTCGTTTGAATATAGCGTAAATTCTTCCTTGATTTATTCCCGGGTACGGGCCGGTTATGACAAGCAGGATTATGACAGTGTGAACGGACGTGATGAATTTCATTTCACAAATGAATATAGTACCGGAGTGACCTTGACTGATAATTCCCTTGAATTGATAAGCCCGTTTCGGGCTGACGCATACGGAATAGAGTTTTTGGTTCAGAAAAGGGGAGAGGATACTACGGATAGTGATAGCGACAATGACGTATTCTTTGTTAATGCAAGGCTTGCTTCAATAGATGGCGGATACCGTCTTATACGTAAGATAAATGGTGGTCCATCCATTTCCGGGGTAATAAGTCCCGATACAATGTTTAATGCTGTATACTCTCCACGTTATATGATAGAGGCTAACCGGAAGTTTATTGGTGCATTTACCAACACATTGGACTTTGCGTCTTCTGATGGTAACAGTGACGTGGTTATTGATGGAGTATCCGAGAAAACGGATATCCAGTTGACGGAAGGAGAGAGGCTGTTTACTGTTGGCGAGGTTTCAGTAGAGTCTGGAGATATGAAAGCTCCTGATGATCTCACAGGATTAATATCTATAGAGAAAGGAGGAGAAACATATCATGGGTATATTAAAGACGGTAAGTTTAATTACGGCCGTTCTGAAGCTGCTAAATATACTTTGATAGTGGAGAGTATAAAATAAGGTGAAATTGTTCATAATTACGTTTTTAATTCATATATTTGCTACGATAACACAGGTCAAGAGGCTTGTAACCCAAATTCGGACTAAAGGACTATGATTAAGATAGGTGATATATGCCCATTGTTCTTTTCGCCAGTTAAGGACAAATATGCAATCGATGTAGATTACATTCAGAGGTTTCATACAACTGATAAAATACTCCTGCAAATATTTGCGGATGACGGTGAAGTAGCTTCAGCCTCTCTTAACGATCTTATCAAAGGAACTTCTTCCAATATCCAATTCCAGACTTATGAGGTAAATGCATCTGTTATGATGTATTATGTCGTGTTTACTTCACTTCCGGATTCAGTCTATAGTATAACTTTTGAAAGGAAAGAATCTGAGCCATTTGAAGTATGTTCCGATTCCAATATCCTGGAAGAAACCGCACTGATTCGCTATTCACACAAAGATAATAATTCTGCTTTTGATAATATCTTCTGGATAGGAGATACTCAACAGGTATTCGAATGGAGAGTGGAAGCTGGGTTTAAGCCGGCAGGATATTCCGCAAAGATAGATAATGAACAATACCGCAATCAAAGACAAGAAATAGAAGAGTTATATGCTGTTCCCTATGATTCGTATGTACTTACAATAGGAAACTCGTGTGGTGTCCCGTATTGGTTCGGAAGGCATCTTAACCGGATATTGTGTGTGTCTATGTTTGATGTGAATGGAGAGAGATATGTAAGATCCGAGAATTCTGTTCCAGAGATAAGTCAGGTTATGGAAGACAGCCAAATGTTTTTCGTGACTAGTGCATTGGAACCACAGGAAAATTCTATTTCCGGTGTTGGCGGTGCTCCTGAGCAGGCGAGCAGCGCATCTATTGTCGGTTTTGTCGTAAATAACCCGAAGGAGGGGGAAATGTTGAAATATAAAGAAAGCGAAGCGGCATTCATAAATACTTCACGAATTTGACATGAAAAAGAATATAAGCAAAATACAATGGTTTGGTTCAGAAATTGAAAACGGGAAAGCAAAAGCTCCCGTCATTTCTCCTGATTCTATGTCGCATTTGGAAGGACTGAACGAGGGAGAATTTTATATCTGTAATGCAGACGAAGACCCGGCTATATTTATACGGACCAATAAAAACAATGTAGTGGCGTTTAAGTTGGCGGCTGATGTTGACATGGAGGCTTTAAAGAAAGTGTTTCTCCGCAAAGATCAGGATGACACCACCCCCTACAAACTTACCATCCGTGGTGGCATTGAAACCGGTTGGGACCAATCTCAGGCAGAGCCTACCGCTTCTCTCTCTGAGGATGGCATATTAAACGCTGCCGCAGCTATACTGAAGGAATACATCTCTTCGCCTAAGTTTATTCCGGGATTCACAGGCGAAGGCTTTAAAATATATAAAGACGAGTATGGCAACTGGCATATAGAATGTGATATTCTAGATGTGAGGAAAGTTATGAATGTATTTGAGTTGCTTATACAGAAAGTACGTTCAATAAATGGTGCTCTTGTTATAAGCCAAGCGAACGGGAAAGTCAGTGCAGTTACTGAGACTTCTGATTTGCAATCTTGGATTCTTGAATTTGAGGATGAAGATGAAACATTCCAGGCGCACGACTTAGTGAGATGTCAAGTATTTGATAGAAGAATAATCCAGTCACCGGCTTTTGATTTTACAAAATTTACAGCCTATTTATATGATGGTTCAGCCATAGATGATAGCGTAAAGATAACGAACACGAGCATTGAGTTTAGCATGAATAATTCAGCAAATTCAGGCTTTCAACTTTACATGTATCCAGAGGGACATGTAGCAGATGCTCCTATAACGACTAAAGAATGCAAATTAGAAATATCTGGTTTGTATGATGGTGCTATGGCTGTATGGAGTGGTTTATCAAAGGATGGAATCGGTTCTGATACTGTAGGAGGGCTTTTGACAAATGGCGAGAATGTAATTCGTGCCATCAATGTATCCGAAGAGATATACAACCTTGGTATAATGATTGTATTAGATTCCGGACATGGTAACGGAAAGGTTACTGTTACTCAAAAAATGGAGGATACATCATCTAAAAAAGGTAAATACTATTGGTGCGAAGTTGCGAGTGTAAATGGTAATCTCGTAACTATTCCTAAGTCTGAATTTGAGGGTATTACGCCAAGTGTCGGTGATGAAGTTGTACAGATGGGTAATACTGAGAATCCTCTTCGTCAGAGCTTGATATATATGTCGGCTGCTGAGGATGGCAAGCCTAAGATTGAGATATTAGGTGGAGTCAAGACTAAGTCATTTGCCGGAGCGTCTCGCTCTGTATTTGGGAATTTAGATCATATAACGGACCCGGATTTTCCGAATAATATGCAGCCGCACGATAATGGTATATATACAAATAACGGTTATTTCAAAGGCATCTTCATCCTTCGCAACGGAAAGACCATCGAACAGGAGTTTGAGTCAACCAACAAGGAAATAGACATTGCCAAAACCGATGCAAAAGCTGCTCAGGACAGATTGAATACTTGGGCAGATGATGGTGTTATATCCCCGACTGAAAAGACTGCTTTAAAACAGGAGATGGAGGCTTTAAAAGCGGAGAGAGATTCCATCCTTGCTAACGCGTCCCGCTATGGCATTGATACCGTTGCTTATCGAAATGCTTTCAACGATTACTATCATGTGCTTGAGACCCATTCGGCAAGTGAGCCTGAAAATATACCGGTCAGCTCTTCATTCAAGACTCTTCAACAGGCTTATTATGATCAGCAGAGGGTAATTGTAGATGCGATCAATTCTGCTTCATATTCGTACGTAGGGGAAAAGGTTAAGATTGAGACTGATACTATTATGGAGGCTTTGCCCGGACAGATTACGTTGGCTGTGAAGGGTGAGGTTAGTAAGGTGAAGGTGGGGGATGTTAACTTGCTGAAAAATTCTAATAAAGAACAAGTACAATTAAACTATCAGTTTGGAGGATATACATACGATGTTTTCCCAATAACAGGAAGAGATTATACGCTTACTTTGTGTTATACACTCGGTGCAAATAATACTACAATACAGATATATTCAGATGATGGTTATAACTATATTGGTGAGTATACAACAAAAGGGGACTCAGTTATAGAATCAAAGAAAGTAACTTTTACTGCTTTCAATGACAGAAATGGGATGCGTTTCTATCAGTTACCCAACGGTACCTATGGCTCTAAAGTACATTGGGCAGTTCTTACCGAGGGTGACATAGGGGTAACGCAGTGGATTCCGTCTGCAAGCGAGCGGGGAGTAGGTATTAAGAACTTATGCTCTTTTAAGCGTATTGTTGATGTGGGATTTACCTACGCGCTAAATTATGAAGATGATGGTAGATTTTATGTTAGTCCCGGAAAACTTAACGAACAAACCAATTTAGCAAATAAGGATATGTTTGGTCTGACATATGACCCTACAAAACAATACTATATATTTATAGATGCTGCTTTTCGTTCAGACACAGAGAATGATAAAGCGAGTACTTTTTTCATAGTAAAATATACAGATGGAACAGAACAACGAATATGTATTGTTTATCCGGATAGAGTAGAATACAATCACATTATAACACAAAAGCCAATTTCAAAAATAGTAGGCTCTTATGGTTATGTATACGGTGCGTCTCTTCGCATAGGGGTATATGAAACCAACACTCCTGTAACCTGGAGCCCCGCCCCCGAAGATCTTAACTACATTGCCAAGACCTACACCGACTCAGAGATAAACGTTACGAAAGGGTTAATTGAAAGCAAAGTCTCCCAAACCGACTTTGACGCTCTCGGACAGGTTGTATCCAATCAGGGTACTGAGATCTCTCAGACCAAGACGGATATTAACCTTGTATCAACGGTATCGGGCAATGCACGTTTGATTGCGCTTGCTATGAGCAAGGGTAAGATGTTGAATCGTGATCCGGAGTTTAGAAGCGGGATGAATGGCATATCGGTTTACAATAATAGTGGTGGGGGAACTGTGACAGTTGAAAGAACAACGGATGTTAATTTGCCTAATCAATCCGGATATAAAATTAAAATTACCACTGTACAAGGAAGTGTATCCCCCGGCTTGGGTGGGTTTACTTTTAATACCCAAACACGCGCTAATGCTGTATTTATTACCCGGTTTATAGCATGGGTTCCCGTTGGATATAAAATTGAGTGGGGTTCAAACTCTACGGGTAACGGTGGTACATCAAAATGGCTTACTAACAATGTTGGTACCGGTGACTGGGAGGAATATGCGTATTATGTCAAATGTGGTTCAAGTGGTACATTTAGTGGAACTAACTTCTTTTATTTAGCAGGAGGTAGTGGCAGTTTACCTGTCACCTGGTACCTTGCCTTTGCTACGGTCTACGATGCCGGCTCTATTGATGACACTCCTACAAAGGATGAATTAAAAACGGGAATCACTATTAAGCCGGGTGCTATCAATATATTCGGGAAAGATATCAGTATTGCAGGCATGGTTACTTTTTCCGGCTTGTCGGCATCCGAGCAGCAAAATTTCAAGGGTAATACAGGACCACAAGGTCCGCAAGGGCTTCCAGGGCCACAGGGTCCTCAGGGTGCAACTGGTCCACAAGGACCACAAGGTCCGCAAGGGCTTCCAGGGCCACAGGGTCCTCAGGGTGCAACTGGTCCACAAGGACCTCAAGGACCGCAGGGATTCTTGGACGCTACCGCTATGCGTAACTTGCAGAATGATTTCGCAACGAAACTCGGATACTCTTCGTATGACCAAATGGCTTCGTATGCTACTCAGGGTAAAACAATTATCAATGGTGGATTGATTCGAACGAACTTGATAGATGCAACCGCAATCGTTACCAATGCCTTAGCGGCTGGTCGAATTACAACAGGAAACATTACGGTAACGAATGGTGCTCAAATTGGGTATTTTACGATTCAAGATAACGGATTGTATTCAGATGGACTATCTACTGTGATTACGATGAAAAATTCTTCCGGTCAGGTTATTATAATACCTCAGATGATTACTATAACTCGTAATGACGGTGGAGCATCTATATCTACATCAGGTAATAGCTATGTGGATTTGAACGGTACAAATATAAATCTTGCAGGCACCGTAGCAGTCAATATCAATAGTAAGTTGATTACAAATGGTATCGTCAAGATGACTCAGGGGTTAATATTTAGAACTCGGGTTATATCATCATCTATCGCTTTGGATAGTAGTGATTGCTTTGTTGTATGTACTAATTCTGGTAGTATAAATGTGACCCTTCCAGGATATCCAGAGGTTGGGCGATTTATCTATGTTCGTAGAAGGAATGGAAGTGTAACTATTTATGGTGGAACAAATAGTATTTACTCAAACAAAGTATTATCGTCAGCTACTTTAGGTAATAACTCAGACCTATTTATGTTTGTCTTTGATGGGACATACTGGATTTTAAATTATTGTGGAGTTTAATATAAATATATAGAGTATGAAAATAGATTTTAGAAAGATCGTGGTTAACGATATCGAAGGCAACGTCTTGATGAAAGAGGTTGAGAAGAGAGACTCTGAGGGCAACATTGTCGGGACGGAGAGAGTGATTGATTACAAAGATGTAAGCAAGGACTTAGGTAATGCTATTTACTTCAATGTGAGTGACATCAAAGATCAGGAGATCGGCAGAAAGTTATATCTTGAAGGTGAGATTGAAGTCGATGGTCCCACTGCTGCTCTGATTAAGAAATTTGCAGATCAGATTTTCTATGCTTATGTAAAGTCCGCCCTCTTCAAATTGCTGGATTCAGCTTTGAATCAAAACAAAGAATAAACTTACTATAAACTTACTATAAACTTAAAATTAAAATGTTATGAACGAAGAGATTAAAATTGTAGCTACTGGTACAACAGAAGTAAATAGCTTTGAAGGAACTTCTTTAAGTATTCCGACCGTTAAATATTCGATCAGATATACTTCAATCAATGGTAACAAACAGTCGATATTTGTCGGTGTAACCGATAATGCAACAGAAACGGTACCGAACGCCGACGGAGATGGCACACATGAAGAGATCAGAGAGATGAAGTTGGGAGAGGTCCGATTTGACCCTGTTCCAACTCCGCAGATAACTACTATTAGTTTTATCTACACGAATGACTTTGAATGTTATATGTCTGATATCCGTAAGATCATTGACCAGATCACTAGTGATAAGTCATAGCATAAAAAAGCCCACCTCACCTTCACAGGCAAGATAGGCTCACGCATTTATCTAATTTTAATTTAATTATGTAATCTGATTACAAATGTAGTATTATTATTTAAAAAGACAAATATGCAAGACAAATCAATACATCAATTCTCTTCTGGTCTGTTTGCTCCTGTAGCCGGAAGTTTCGTAATGGAAGCTATAGAGCACATGATCCCATGGTTGATCACTATGTTCTTTGTAATACTGTGTGATTTGGCTACGGGATGCAGGAAGAGCTTGTTGATGGGTGAGCGCGTGAGGTTTAGTAGGGCTTGGCGGGCTACAATGGGTAAGATGGTTACCTATTTTAGCTTTGTAATCATGGTGGTGATGATAAACGAGGCCAGTGGTGGAAGATATAACATTGATATATTTGCTTGCTTATCTGTCTGCTTTATCGAAGGTTGCTCTATCATATCGAATATTCTTAAGCCCAAGGGCTATGATTTTAATCTGATAGTAGCTATTGGGTTATTTGCTAAAAGGGTATTCAAGATAGAGAAAGAAGATTTAAAAGAGGTGATAACTAAAAAGGAGGAGGACAAAGAATGAATGATATGAAAGTTCTAATTGACAATGGCCATGGCGAGAATACACAGGGAAAGTGTTCACCGGACGGAAGGTTGCGTGAGTGGGCTTATTCCAGGGAGATAGCGGATATGGTCGTTTTCGGGCTGAGAAAGCATGGTGTTGACGCGGAACGCATTGTGAAGGAGGACGTGGATGTTCCATTGTCTGAGCGTTGCAAACGTGCTAATAATATTTATCGCGATTCTCAAAAAAACGCTATTCTGGTATCCATTCATTGTAATGCGGCCGGTAACGGGACAAGTTGGATGAATGCTCGGGGATGGGGTGTATATGTCAGTGATAATGCTTCTTTTAATAGCAAAAGGTTGGCTTCCTCCCTTGCGGAAGTAGCGGAAGGTAAAGATGTGACAGTACGCAAACAGACTCCGGATGTGGACTATTGGGTGCAGAACTTGGCTATTTGCCGGGATACGAACTGCCCCGCTGTACTGACAGAGAACTTCTTCCAGGACAACAAGGAAGATGTGGAGTTCTTATTGTCGGCTGAGGGCAAGCGGACTGTGGCAAATATTCACATAGAAGGTATTATTAACTATTTAAATTCAAAGTAACATGGCTCTAACAGATTTAACTTTCAGCAAACAGGGTGAAGCTTATGTATCGGACCCTGTGCAACTTCAATCGGATGCAGGCCTTCATCTTGAATTTGCAAGTGAAGATAAGGAAAGAAATAACGTCGCTCTGCTTCAGAGTATGACAAATGGGAATTATGTTTCTTTCGGATCATATAACTATGTGGGTAGCACAATAGATATTGCTATTACAGGAGTGATCCCGGGCATGTATATCAAAGTGCAGTCTATCTCACAGCCTACTTTGGCTAAAATTCGTGTATCGGAATGAAAGTTTCAATCAATCAGGTAAAGATTAACCGCGTTGGCATTAACACGGCTCAGGTTAGGGGGATACGTTTGTCTTCTGCTGTTGCTGATCGTGGTCATAAGGTTGATTTTCCTTTCTCTGATTCCCTTGTAGATTATTGGAATTTTGGAGGGAAATCCAATTTTGATAAGGATAGAACAACTGTAACAGGACTGTTAGGCAACGTACTAACAGCATATAACTTTGGATGGAGTTTAATGTCAGGGTATGGAGGGTATAATGAAAATTACTTAAAGTACAAAAAGGCTGCTAATGTATTCGTAACAGATGATCATAGTATTACTATAATGAATTTTGTTCCGGCCAATACTTTTGTCGCTTACCAATATGATACTGATCATATAAAAGCTACTAAAGTAAGAGTAACTGGATTAACTGCAACGGATCAGCTTACTTATGAATATCGTCCTTCCGATGTAGGTAGTCGTGCAGTATTCCCAATTCCTGAAGATGGAGAATACGACTTACCCGAAAGTATTCAAAGTAGTTCTGGAACTCCGGGATATAATGTTGGTTTTGCAGTTAGAAATGCGTTGACTAAGAATGTAACAATTGAGCAAATTCCTCTATATGAAGGAGCTATTGTTACGGATGGTGTTGATGATTATCTAAAGCTTGATAAAGTAGGGTATAAGGTGGGTACTATAATTATAAAATTTAAACCTATTAATATAAAACCCAATATTGTTAATTCTATATTAAATATTCATACAGATGAAGTAGCTTTACAATATGATACTTCTGGTGTACTTAACAACAATTTTACAACATATAAAAATTATGGAGAATATAGTGTTGGAACATTTAATATAGATAAAAACGCTGCAACTCCTCTTACATTAGGTTGTAAATTAAGTAATTCAGGTCGTCCAATGGAATATAGTAATGTAGCTATATATTCTGTTGCCATATATCAAAATGTTCTCACCGCTGAAGAAATTCAGAAAGAAATCAACGTCATGGAATATGACACTCCAAATCCAGTGTTTGCATTGAACTTTGATAACTTTGCCTATAAAGCCGTTGATTATCCAGATTTTGCTACTGGCAAAGTTACAACAAATAAAATTGTAGTAAATAGTACTACTGCAACCTTTAATGGTATTATTGCAACAGCTACGAATCCCGAAGCAGATACCGGAGAGCCGATTGAAGTACCAGCTTATAAATTGAAAATTAGTGGAATGGATGCTTATAATATGCCAGAAGATTTTTATTTTATTGCAGTATTAGGAGCAAACATTTCTGGTAAACCAACTCAACAATGGGTTCAACAGTTTTCTAAAGATGGTATATATAATATACCTGCTATAACTTTAGAAGATAACATATATAATATATCAATAGCTGCAATGATAGGACTTGACAAGCCTATTGAAATAGAAGTTCTTTATGATAAGAATATCACAAAGAGCTTTCCGGAGAACAAACAAATATTCCCTTAAAATTAACAAGAAAGTTATGAAATACGTAATTGTAACAGTAGAATGGTGCCTGAATCACGGTGTTGTGGTCCCGGCACAAGCAAGAAGATCAGTTGACGGGTTGAAAGTTATCCTGCATGAAGATTATATCGATCCCATCTTGAGAGAAGAAGATGCTATGACCTTGTACCGGCATGATTCGTCCGAGCTAAGGAGTATATTGAGCGGCCCGGAGTGGACGGCTCTACAAGAGGGGGTATTATGAAGCGGTTGATATTTGTCGTTTTGCTAGTGTCGGCAATGTGTTTCACCGGATGTAGGACTACTCAATACGTACCGGTTGAAACCATTAAGACCGAGTATAAGACAAGAGATAGTATTCGTCATGATAGTATATATCAGCGTGACAGTATTTATGTAATAGACAGGGGTGATACAGTGTACACATACAAAGATCGGTATCTCTATAAGTATTTATATCTTAATCGCATTGATACTGTGATTAAGACGGACAGTGTTCAGATACCTTATCCGGTTGAAAAGGCGTTGACCAGGTGGCAGAAGGCAAAAATAGAACTTGGCGGCTGGGCATTTGGTGGCTTGATATGTATTGCTATTATTTTATTGTATATCTGCATTAAAAGGAAAGGAGGCTGACATGAAATAATATTCTGATTTGCCGGTGGTAGAAGGCCGGCATAGGAGACACCATTAACAAACGTGCTCTTTTGGGGGGGGAGAGTAAAAAGAACCCCCGACACAAAAGTTGACGCCAATCGAACTTTTAAACATACAGAAGCATGTATCGCTGTGCCAGGGGTCCAAATATCCTTAACATTACGATACATGCTTTTGTTCTTTGATCTGTAAAATTCGATTGGCAAGGGCAAAAGTACAATAAAAAATTTAAATACTATGTGTAAGTCAGAGATTTTTGCCGAGATTCTAAATATTGTTGGAAAAGAA